ACCAGTTAAAACTATATTATAGTTTCCTCCTCGTTGATAAACCATGTCGGTTGATCTTCTTAATTGTGTGTTGTTGTTTAGACCGTTAGCGTATAAACTTTGGTATCCAAATGCCATATTATATTCCTGTTATTGCGTTGATCAAATCTTCATAAGCTGCATCACCTAATAGATTTGTTATTCTTTCATCCGCCATTATCTTTTCAATTGATATGTCCAAGAAGTTAGCGGGTCTTATTCCAAATTTCTTTATGTTCTTTTGTATGGCGAAGGCGAAACTTTTGTCTGTCATAAATTTACCCTTTTTATCTCTACCTTTTAAGCCTCTTTGTTTAATCCATTTAATTAATGATCCAACTGGTACATATCCTTTTCCTGGTACCCTACCTGATTGAACCCATTGACCATATTCCGCCATAAGTACTTGAAGTTCAGTTACACCATTATTAGTTTTAGTTTGAACCTCAACGCTCCTTGCTAATGTACCTGAAGATACTTTATTACCAATACCTTTATACTTATCGAAACCAAATTGGTATCGTTTCTCATATAAAGATTGTCTAATTATATCTTCTAATATTGGTGCTATAGCTTCTAAATCCATTATTCTTGATTTGGTAATTCAGGTGGTAATGGTGTTGGGAACGGAGTTGGTTCGGGGGTTATTGTATATTGTATTTCCATATTATTTAATTTTATTTTATAAACTTTGCCATCCAAATGGTGATGTTCCACCATAATAAGCTAATATATATGATGTTCCATCAAAAAATACTCTTAAATCACCAAAGTTTCCTGCTGGATATGTTACAGCACTACCTGATGTTGGTAGAATGTTTATTAATTCTTTTACATTTAATGTATTTCTAATATCAGTTGTTGCATTAATCTGTAATGTTTGATTTGCTACAGTACTGTTAAATGTTCCATATAATAATGAACCACTTCTCATGTCGTTTAATGTACCTCTATTTTGGTTGTCAAGATAAAATGTATTACTACCTGTTTCATAACGACCAGCGTTACCACCAATTGTAATATTACCTGAACCACTTACGTTTGTATATAAACCAGTATTACCTATTGATATGTTGTTTGAACCTGATTGATTAAAGAACTGACTATCATAACCAAACGCAATATTATCAGCACCAATTACATTTGATGATAAAGCGGTTGCACCAACTGCGGTATTACCACCACCAAATTTGTTATTTACTAATGAATTTAAACCAATTGCAGTATTTAATGAACCTGAAATATTTTCTCTAAGTGCTGAACTACCAATTGCAATGTTACCAGCACCTGTTGTATTTCTAAATAATGTTGTTGAACCGATTGCAAAGTTATTTGATGCAATATTATCTCTTAAACTATTATCACCAATTGCAACGTTATTTGAACCACTAATGTTATTTAACATTGCGTTTGCACCAATAGCGGTATTTGATCCACCTATTGTATTAAAATATAAAGCAGCATATCCTAACGCTGTATTATTAACACTTGATGATGATGCAAATTTTAAAGCATCCTCACCATACGCTAAGTTATTCAAAACATTACCAGTTCCTCTATTATATGTTGAACCTGTTACAATTAATGAACCACTTACACGTAATGAACCTGTAACTATTTGTGTAGTTCCAATAGAACCTGTTGTTATTAAACCATTTCTATCGCTTGGTGTAATAACTACATCATTCAATGTTAATGAACCTGATATTAAAACTGAACCCGTAATTCTTGTATTATTTGTATTATCAACGTGTATAGCGTTTCTTCTTGCGTTCGCTGCTGTTCCTGTCCCTACAACAAATACTGCATCATTTGTACTTTCTTGTAATGAACCTGTTGCATTAAATCTACCAAAGAACGCTGAACCACCCGCTAAAGTTGATGTATGTGAACCTGATACAGCTAAGCTACTACCAAATATTACGGTTGATACTAAGTTTGCTGCAGATGATGAAACATAAGATGATGATACAATTATATTATTACCACCAATTAAGTTATTGGTAAAAGTTCTTGATACGTTTGATGATTGTGAACCTGACACATATACACCGTGTGCTGTTCCATTATTACCTCCAACAAATATATTATTATTAATTGTTATGTTATTATTTGCAATTGCTGAAGAACTTATATGGTTATTAACAGTAACTGGTGTATTATTAAAGTTATTTGAATAGTTGATTGAACTACTAATATGGTTTAATGTAATTTGACTATTAACAATATTAGCACCAATACTTACTTTAGTACTTTCTATATTATTTTGTGTAGATGTAATACTACCACCATTAACTAAATTACTTGTTAAGTTTAACGAACCACTTTGACTATTGATTGTTAAAGCGCCAGCATTAACAATATTAGTATTAATTAAAGGATGTCCACCAACTAAAGAAGATGTAATAAAGTTCATACTTATTTGTGAACCATTATTAACAATATTACCTGTTGTTTTAGGAAATAATAATGAACCTGTATTTAAGTATATTGATGAATTATTACCAAAAATAATATTATCAGAACCTGATATATAACCTTGTTGGTCAGCACTACCACCTTGTGCTGTGGCTCTTAATAATGGTAATGTAACAATATTATTTGAACCTGTAATTCTTAATGAACCTGTATAATTTGCTTGAGTTGTACCAGGTCCACCAGCTGTAGGATTATCTCCCCAACCTCTAATGATATTAACTTGTCCTGCTTGTGAACTTGTTAAATAGGTGTCAGGTTGAACTGTTGTATTAAGTGATAAATTATATAAATTACCATCTGAATATAATGAACCTGTTACACCAACGTTTTTTGTTGCGTTCCATACTGAACCAGTTAGTGCAAATATACTATCTCCACTTGTTCCTGATGAACCACTTGAACCTGAACTACCACTACTACCTGAGGTTCCACTTGAACCACTAGAACCTGATGTTCCCGAAGAACCATTACTTCCACTCGTTCCTGACGTACCAGATGTACCACTTGTACCCGATGGAGTTGTTGTTATAATAAATAATACATTATCATTACCAGAAAATTGATGTGTTGCTGAAATTAATGTAATAGCATAAGTCCAATATGTTGTATTATCAGTTTTTGTTCCTAATTGCCATACTTGATAGTTACTTTGATTTGTTTTGTCTTGTATTGTAATAACAGAACCTGAACCTAAATTACCTAAAAATATATCAACATTATTATTTTGTTGATCTTGGTCACTTACATTTAAAAATGTTGCACCTGTTTGTGGTGATTGGTTCCAAGTAATATATCCTGAACCTGGTGCATTAAATGAAACTGTCTTTGCTTGATAGTTAAAGAATGAGTTAGATACACCTGATGAACCTGATGTTCCACTACTACCACTCGTACCACTACTACCGTTACTACCACTTGTTCCTGATGTTCCTGATGAACCACTAGAACCTGATGTACCACTACTTCCACTTGAACCTGAAGTTCCACTACTACCACTACTACCTGATGTTCCTGATGTACCACTAGTTCCTGAAGAACCTGCAGCACTAAACACAGTCCACCATGCTGGTTGAATTGATGGTATTTTATTTAAATTACTACCTTGAATTGATACATATGATTGTCCATTATAAGTTACAACATCATTTATTTTATATGTTACTGTATTATCCCAAAGACCATTATATACAAATCCATTTCCACTACTTCCTGATGTTCCACTAGTTCCACTACTACCACTTGTACCTGAACTTCCTGATGTTCCTGATGTACCTGATGATGCACCATAAATTGGAACACCATTAACATATAATGAACCTGAGATATTCACCTGAGTTAAACTCATTTGTAATGGAGAATTATCACCATCACCTGTTTGAACTGTTTGTAATGTGTTTGTTAATCCGTTGGTACTATCGGTCATTTTCAATAAACCTTGAAACGAACTACTTACATATAAATTATTTAATTGAGCCATGTTATTTTTTTATTTAATATTATTATACTATCTCCCATTGTTGTTTAACCTTTCTCCATAATTCATCCAATTCTTCCCAAGTTAAATTAGGGGAGAAGTTAGTCATTGGTAATACACATCTGTTATAATCAAATTTCTGTTGAACTGATATATCAAATGTCCATCCTGCAAGAACTGTATCCGCTCTCTCTAACCAAGGAATTAATTGTGCATCCCATTCTAAATTATAATCAGACAAATATGCTTTGGCATAAAAATCTTTGGCTATTTCTAATGTATCACTTAATACTTCGGGTTGATTTGATAAATCTTCCTCAACTTTATCACATATAATAACTGTCCAAGTTACCTTCATATAATTTGATTCTATAAAACTCTTATTTGGAATAAAATAAAATCTTGGATATTCAGGTTCTTTCTTTGTAATTATATCCATGGTTAATTCGGTAGCATCACCAAATCCCCAACTTTTAATTTGTCTATGATGTATTGAAAATTGTTTCCAATCTTCTATAATTTGTTGATAAGATGAAAATTGATGATCTTGAATAAAGTTATAATCATCTGTAATAGGTAAATTACATTTACTATAATCAAATGGTGTACTTAAATGTATATGAATTGTCCATCCTCCAACAACAGAATCAAATCTTTCTGTGAATGGTATAATATCTGGTCCTTTATCTCCTACTATAATTTGACTAAAATTACCATATTGAGAAGTATAAGACTGATAAAATACAGTCCAAACATCCTTAATAATCTCCAAAGTATCACTCATTATCTCTTTTAAATTAGATAAATCATCCTCAACTTTGTCCATAATTACAATTGCAAAGTCATAATGTATATGATTTTGATTAAAATATACTGATTCAGGTACAACATACATCCTTGTATATTTTGGTTCTTGTTTGGTATTAACATCCATCGTACATTGAGCAAGGTCTCCAAACCCAAATGAACTGATTTGTTCGTGGTGGTAAGCTATACTACTAAAGTATGTTAGGATTTGTTTGTAATTAATCTGTATCATCTCACATATAAATATTAAAAAAGTTAGAACGTGCGGTCAAATTATCCTTTTTGTTGTGCCTTTTTCTGTATCCTATCCTGTTCCCTATCATATGAAATAAGAAATGATAATTGATTCAACACCTCGTTTATGTTTTTTTCGTAGATGTGGTCGTGTTTTGTAAAATCATTTCCAGCAATTCTGTTTGTGACAACGAACCAACCGAACGACTTTTGAAAATTAGTTTCCATATCATTTTCCTCATTTTCCAAATCAAGTTTATCTTGGTCCATATTGAGATACTCTGGATCAAAGATAGTTGGGTATAACCCGAATATCTCTTTGCGTAATTGATAAAAAAAAACTGTGCTCCTAACAAGTACTTACAATCTAATTTCTTTTTAAATAACTCTGACCGTTTAATCATTGTCTTTACATCATACTTCTCAATCTTAAAATCATGTTCTGAATTTTGTTCTATGATTGGTCTATACATTACTGCTGCAAGAATATGTAACATACTTAATAATTCATCTTCCTTTTTGGTTGAGATGGTATCCATATCCACAAACTCTGCGTATGTTAAGTCTCTCCAATTAGGAAAGAAACCATATTTAATCCCATCTATCTCAAACTGATCTTGAAACTTTGGAACTTCTGTTGGTATCAATGACATTATATAAGCACTGATATAACTTAATTCCATATAGTCACAGTTATATAAATCATCTAATGGTGCTCCTGTGATCATATTGATCAGTTTTGCTGCAAAATATTCATCAGTATATAAGTCTTTTACCTTATAAATCTTTGAATAACTTTCAAGAGATATATAATTTGGTACTTCATATTCTGTTTCTCCTACTTTAAATTTCATCATATTATCTAACGAACGCAATTGAGTAGCGTCCTGAACTTTTTAAATTTTTAACTTCATAATACATCCTCAACATTATTGAGTCAGCAATATCGGGTGACCTATCTCCTAATATTCTTTTCATTTGGTCCTTACCTATCACACCAACCCTACCATCTTTCTCTACATCCTTTAACTTGACTGCAAGTAATTGTTGTGTTAGTTCATCAACCATCACAGGGTCCATTACATTAATACTAATTTTTCCATTCTTAATCAAGTCTGAAAGTTTGACGTAACATTGACTCTTTAGATTGGTAAAGTTCTGTTCATGTAATGGTCTTGAGTTATTGACAAATGAACTACATCTTAACATATCTACTAATGGTCCACCTACTCCATCAGAGTCTGCTATAACTTGTTGAGGATGGATTCCATGTTTGGTTATTAAATCCTTTATGTGATTTGATAATGTTAATGTATCTACCTTATTATATTTTATTATTTCTACTATTGTTAATCCCACCCAAATTGATATGACTGTACTGTCTCCACCGAAACGTGCAACGTCAATACATATATACTTCTTTTCAGACGGATTGGGAGGGTTTCTATAACACGCTTGACTGATTGTATCAAAGTCAAACAGACTGTCTAATTCCTCGTTATAATTCCAATCACCGAGTAATAACCTTTTCCTCTGTTCTGATGGTAATGTATTTAACATATCCAAATAAGATTGTGGTAAATGTGGGTTGTCTAAAGGTAATGATGGGACAAATTTAATATTGTCTGGCAACCTTTCTTCTATTGATGGGATATAAAACTCCTTCTTAATAAAGTTCTGTGATGGGTTGGTCGTCATTAAAATCTTGCCAATCAAATTGTGTTCGTTCAGTTTAAACCTGATACGTGATTTAACGATGTTATACGCTGTTCTTGTAACCTGTGATGCTTCCTCAATAACAGCACAAGTAATTTCAAGACCCGCAAGACTATCAAAGTTCGGGTCGCTTGGTTTATATTCAAGGTCTTTAAGTATTATTTCTGATTTATTATTAAATGTAATTGTATTACTCTGTCCGTTATAGTTGTAATGTTTCTCTGCTTCCATCCCACTCATCTTCATTACCTCAAATAAAGTATTAAGTGAGGTTTGTTTAAGTGATGATAATGTGGTTCTTCCTAATAAACATCTTATCCCTTGATACTTTATACACATAGCAACCAACCATAATGACGCTAACATAGACTTACCTCCACCCGCTGAACCACCAAAACAAACTTCTGTTGTGGTACTATCCATCAGATATTCAAACGCTATAGTCTGTCTCTTTGTCAGTTTAATTGTGGACATATAATATTTTATTTACCTTACCAACTTTTGACATTGGATATTTCTTCATATAATCTTCTATAAATTTATAATCAGATTGTGCGTAGGTTGTATCCAAAGTTATTTTCTTACCCATATTAGTTTTAAACATATAACATCCTATATCTATCTTACCATACTTCAAATCACAATCCACCGGTATATATTCATCGTTTATCCAATTATGTACCATTGAACAAAATACAAAGTGTTTCCCATCTCCCATCTCTAACATATTATCAACAAAGGTTGGTACATAGTAATTATCTTCCCCTGTCATAATAGTCCATTCACTTGTTGATTCTTGTAACCCATAGTTTCTTGGTGTATGTCCCCAATCATTATATCTAATTGATAGATTGGTAAATCTTATACGATCGTCATTAATCACATTTAGGAACGAATTAAGACGGTCTAAGTTCTCATGAGGTATATTATCACCCACAACATGAATCTTCCAATTTTGGTTGGTTTGTGAAAGAATGGAACCTATTATCGTTATGAGATGATTTGTTCTATTGTATGTTGGTATGATAAACTCTATTCCCATAGTCAAAAACGAAATTTTAGGGGGGTTTAATCCCTATCTAATACGATGTTAAGGTTTATCTCATTTCCATTAGAAGTTATGTCTATCTTCCTCGTACCCTCCAAAGAATGGATTTTAGCAATGTCCGCTAATACCTCTCGTTCAGTTCTCTTATTATTATCATCTCTACATCTCTTTAATAGATCATATAGTTGGTTAAGATGGTTCTCTAATATTTCTTCTTGATCTTGTTTATATCTTTCTTTCAATCTTGTTCTTGCTTCCTTCCACAGATTTTCCGCCTGTCTTTCAGATACTTTAAATTCCTTTGCTGCCGCTGATGCAAATTCTCTATATGATAAATGATCATATAACATTAATTCATACACCCGTGACATTACTACCTCAAATTGTATCTCGTCTGTTTTTCTTCCTGCCTTTGCCATTATATTACTTTTATGTTTAAATTATCATTTATATAGTTCTTTAACTTTCTTGCTTGAACTGATACACAACTTGGACAACCAAAATTAAAATCCTCATTGAATAAGAAACTATATACCTTATTTATAAATTCTCTTTTATCATCTACCCTATTTCCAAGTTCAACATAAGCAAGATGTATATCTTCTTTTGTTGGGATATATATATTCTCCTCTTCCATTAGTTCAGGTAATACAATTGGTTCTTTCTTCTTCTTACAAGATGTACAACCTTTTTTAGTCTTACCATTCGATTTTTTACTTTCTAATAGTTCTTTTAATTGTTTATCCATATTAATTTGTTTTAATTGGTTCAGGTGTTGGTTGTGGTGTTATTACTATTGGTGGTTTTTTACAATTACATCCCATGACTTAGTGGTGTTACTGGTTTAATGAAAAACTCATCCATATTATCAAATGAGTCGTTTATTCTTAATTCTTTTGATTTATTTGATATATATTCTTCCATTTCTTGTTCTGTTGGAATATTCAATTCTCTTTGAGGAATATATATTCCTTTCTTCTTATCCCTTTCCATCTTTCTTCTCCATCTTCTTTGATCTGTACTACTCATTGTTATATCTTTTAAATGTATTATATTTTACCTGTGTTCTTGTTTCTTTTACATATCTTCCTATTGATGGTAATGATATTGATGTATCCACCGCTACTTTCTTTAGACTACCGAGAACCATATACTTCTCAAATATTACCTTGTTAAACCAATTTAAATCTCCAAATTCTTCTTCCATTATCTCCATAAACTTATGTGAATCCATCTCACTCTCTTGATTCATTACCTGTATTGCATCATTTAATTCAACTGTGGTGATATTATCCTTCTTATGTTTCTTATAAAACGGTGATGAAGGGTAACACCAATTAACCATTAACATCTTTATAATATAATACTTTATACTATTATCGTCAAGTTGTAATTTTATTTCTTTCTTATCATATAATTGAAGTATTACCTCATGTAGTAATTCATATGACCAATCATCATTTTTTGTGTATTTCTTTGCTATTGATAATAGAAAATAATAGTTTTTGGTTATATAATTATTTATTTCAATCTTCATTTAATAATTTTCTGCAATCTAAAAGAACTTCACATACTTCATAATGTTCCAATTGTTCATTAGATATTAAACTACTTTCCAATACATCTTCAAGGAAAGAAATTCTATTTATGGTGGGATCCAATTCTCTATCTATTTCTAATAGTAATAAATCTATCAATCTATTACATACTGCTTTCTTTTCTTTATATGTATATTGATTATAATTCTTTGGTATATCAACCCAACCTAAATCAACTTGCTCTCTTTTCATTTCTATATTTACTTACTACTGTTCTTATTAGTGTATGGGAACATTTATAAACTTCTGCTATATCAAAATATGTATTACCTATTTCTAGTAGTCTAACAATATCATTAACATTATTATATATACCTGTCTTTAATTTTCTTCCTCCACCTGCTGATGATTTTCTTTTTGGTTTATCTCTTGGTATTATATTGATAAATACTCCATTTTCTTTTATACCAGGTTTATTCCATATACTGGTACCTTCATCAAATATCCAACCAAACGCCTTCATAACAGAAAATACTTGTTCCTTTTGATAAATATCAGCGTATATATTTGGTTTTGCTGGTACTCTTTCACTTCCTCCTCTTTCTTTATTACGTTCTTCTGTACTTTTCTTATAATGTTTATTATAACAAGTTTTACATTTTTTAATTAGATTTTTACTACCATTAGGATAAAATTTATCCAATGGTTTTATTTCTTTACATACAAAACATTCTTTATACCCTAATTGTAATTCTAAGACCACTGGTTGGATTATCTCCTTCGGTTGAGGTATATCTATCACCAGTTCCTTTTTAACCTTATTTCGTTCCTTCCAATCTCTTCCTTGCTTTCTAAAACATTCTATACAATACTTCTTTCTATAAACTTTGTTGGGTTGTTTATCTAATGAATATTCTTCAATTGGTTTTTCTATATTACATTTTGTACATACCGGCATTACTATAAATAGTTTGGTTTTAAACAAAAGACCCAGCACTTGGAAATGGGAATAACCTTTGGTGCTGGATCAATGAGCGAAAATTGTTTTAGAACTTTCTATATTATTATAAATAAACTAATCTGAATCTTCAAGAGATAAAAACTCTTTTACTTTATTGATATTCTTTCCATACTGGTTCAGTATTATATTATCACCGGAACTTCTTTCTGTTGAGGATAGTTTCTCAATCATAGATATATATTCATTCCTGCTTGTTTGCGGTAATGAATAAAATTCTTTCATTGTTAATTCTTTATCCCTCCAATTCCAACCTTTTTTCATAATAGTACTTTTTATATAAATATATATAATTTTATTGATTATAAAAAATCATCCAGTATATACTAGTATACTGGTGCTCTTTTCTTTTTATTTATTTATTTTGTTTTGTTTTGTTATGCTAGGGCCGGTAATGCTGGGTAAAAAAATGTGTACAAGATCCAACAGGAGTGCTTACCTGAAGTTTATAGTATCTTTTAACAAATACTAGGTTTTTTAACCCTACCTTTATAAATATAAACAAATATACCCAAAAGACAAAATAAATGTGGAAAAGTATTTTACCTCCAATTTTTTTTTATAAATTAAAGTATTTATATTTATACAAACAAAACAATTTATATGGCAACAGTTTATCACAACACAACCCATCTTGAGGGTAAAGAACTACAACAAAGAATTGACAATGCTGAAGGTCAATTGGAACAGATTCAAGAACTATTCAATATCTATAAATCTATGACAAGATGGGAAACCAGACGAAAGTTCATTGAACATTTTGGTCCAATAGATGAAGCACAACCTGGTGCAAGGATTGATGCATTGGTTGATAAAGGTATTATATATAAGTCCACCGAAAAGTGGAGGGAAGAAAAAGGTGCATTTAATTTTGTGTATAAATTATATCCAACTGATGGTACTATTCCTGAGGATTATAATAATAAAGTTCCAAAAATTATTGTACCTTTACAGTTCAACGAAGATGGTACAGTTGACCTTGAAGCAACATCAGATACATTTATTATTAAATTAAACAAACAAGACAAAAAATATTCACTTTAAAATAAAAACAAAATGGGAAACTGTCCTGAATTTTACTCAAGAGAAGTTAGCATCATGCAACAATCTCAATCAAAACTTGCATTAGAGTTTTTAACACATCATGGAATCATTCCAACACCAATGGAACTTTGGTCTGTAACAGAAGTGTTCGTTCAATGTTGTCTTCATAATCAAACTGATGATTTGAAGAAACGATTAAAGGATTTAAATGATTGGATTATTAAACGTAAAAATAAATAATATGGACGAAGTAATATTAAAAAAGAAAGAGGTAAAGGCTCTTATTGGTTGTGTTAATTCTTATATAAGAATATGTAATAACTCTTCACCTGAACCACCAGAACTTACTAAGATTAAAGAAGATTTTATTAAACAATTGAAAAATGTTATTAAAAAAATAGAAAAAATAAATAAATAATATGAAACTTAAAACTTACAAATTAGAAAGAGATAATCGTAAAATAATTATACAACAAATAGAATGGTTAAAAACTGAAACACAAGAAGAATTTGATTGTGATTATATCAAGGAGTTATTTCCTATGAATAAAAAGGAATTGATTAAAGTATGGGTTGAATTAGTTATTAAACTAAATTACCCTGAATTAGATTGGATACAAATATATTATTAAATATTTTGACTTTTGGTAAAAGTTAGTTATATTTATATAGAAGGGGTGAGGATTTATTTATTATAGATTGCCATCTATGTAAGGTTAAGTTTTGTTATACAACCACCCCTTCTTTTACAACGTCTATTTTTCCATAATAAATAGGATTTTCATACTCACCCCGTTTCTACGGGGTGTTTTAATTTACTGAATCTGTACAGAATGTTGTCTGGCAAAAATATGTGGATAAAATGTTAATAACTTTATTTGTACATTCAATATAAGGTTGTACATTCGTTGTTCATTAATCGGGATAGTATCCCACAAAACAAAAGTTATGATAGATAAACAACAACAAGTGACCATTAATCTAAATGAGTATGTCACTTACGAACAAAAGGTAGAAGTAGTGGAAGGTCTTATGGAACTGTTAGATTTAGAATATGACAGGGAAGACCAAATCATTACATTGAAACGTGATAATGAGGATATACTTCAGTTGGCAATAGAGAAGTACGAACGTCTAAAGGCCATAAAAATGGCGGATAAGACATTTGATAATCTGTTCCCGTACAAAAAATAGTTCTGTTTGATTAATAATCCCTTGACCCTCGTAGAAATACGGGGGTTTTGTGGTTCTGTACAGAATGTTGTTTGACAATGCCAGACAATATTGGTTTTAAGACGATTTAAGACTACTTTTTCTCCCATTGAGCGTAACATATGGCGGACGATTGTTCCTGTCCATATTCGTCTATAATTGAAGATATACACCTACTAATATATTTGTCTTGTTCCTCACCTTTTTCGGGTGATGGGATTGGGAAACCATCTTTAATTAACGCAGGAACCATAGGTGGTTCAATCTCTTTTTTAAGTTCTATTCTAATTCTTATTAAATCTTGAATATTCATATTATTTTAAACTTAATTGGTATCTTGTATTAGATATTAATTCAGATATATTATCTATTTGATTTTGAACCCATGATTCTTGACAAGGAATAGTTTTTCTATTTGTTTCCACAAAATCGTACAAACCCTTAAAATAGATGGCAGAACCACCTTCTTTCCAATCAACAGGATTAGATAAAGTATAAGAAGTGATACGAGGAGCATATCCTTGAATTGACTCCACCAACCCATCAATACGTTCAAGAATTTCTTCGTAATAATTTTGTAATGCTTTATGTTCACTAAACGATGTTGTTTGATGATGCCATGTTATAGCTTGTTGTTTGCTCTGATGTAGAGTTGAGATAAATTGATTTATTTCCATATTATATTTTTTTTGTTTTAGAAGCAATCGGGACAGTTCCACCAGTTCTCTGCTTGTTCAGAATATGGTCTTATGTTTCCTCCACCAGCAACTCCCAAGTTTTTCATACTCCAACCCTTACGAGTTGAATCTCTTAGGAATATACCATTATTATATTTTTGAACCCTATCTGGTATCATACCATCAATAGTTGATGAACTAAGATAATCAGGAAATTTATTTTGACCACGACCTGTTAATAGATAATCAATAAGTCTTTGACTATAAAAGTCTGCTCTTTGTTTTTGTAATGAACGAAGATATTTCATAGTTTCAATCTGAACAGGAGCACCAAATTCATTATTACCCTCTTGGATACCTCTGTTTAAAGTTCTATACATTAGGTGAGGAATTGCATTAAAGTAAGCAGTTTGAATAAGATATGGTTGTATATAAGAATTTACCAATTCTAATTCATCAGCATTGAATGTATTACCTGTTGTACCTACTTGTGATAATAAATGATTATAAAATCTACTACCTAATATAGTTTGTAGATCAATGTCTTGAGCAACTTGAACTTCTGCTTTAAGAACGTCCATATCGACATTCTTATTTATGTTTGTGAAGTTTTTTAATTTAACTTCTGAGATTAATAATACGCCCATTATATTTGTATTGGAGTTGTTGGTTTATCTATTACTACAGGATTATCTTGAACATCACCTGTTAAGAATATACTTAATGGTTTAACTTCTAATGTAGTAGGTTTTTCAAATTTCAATGATAATAATTTATTAAACACTGGTAATATTTGATCTTGATATGGTTGAATAACCATCTTACGGAAATATTCTGAATGTTGAACTATCTCATCACTACCACCCAATTTTCCTGATGTAGCAATTCCAAACAACTCAGCACTTGATACTCTATGTGAAGATAATATTGTTCTTGTTATATCATCATTTAAAGTTTGATAATAACTATCGTGATCATCTCTTGGTATTTGTGTAATGTCAGGAGATTGTTCCTTACTTTCATTAAATGATATAATAGCTTGACCTGCATTATCTGAACCACCATATTGACTTTCCAATGCTCTAACAATAATTCTTTGTTCTTCTTCACCTGGTATCCCATTATTATAGTTAATCCAAAGAGAAGGGTTCATACCCTTTCTAAGGTTATTCATATGATAATTAAGAGATTCAATATTAATTTCAATTGCTCTTTGTCCTGCTGACCAATCAGGTACAGGATAATAACTCATTGATGGTAAATAATTCTTAAAATATAATAATTGTGAAGGATCTTTTTCATTCTGATTAAATGCTTTAATCTCTTTTGGTGTATATTTTTTTACATTTGACCAATCAGGACTGTAATAATAACAATCAATCTTATCATCTTGATTTAATTTACCACTTCTAATACGAGAAAAATCCACATGATATATCTCAGCAATACTTTTTCTATCTTTTGACCATATTACATTTAAAGAAAATCCACCAAACATCATATAATCAAGTGACACTTTTCTCATTACCTCACTTACATTCTCAGATGGATTAATCAAATTAATTGTAGCCATTGGGTTATTTAATGATACAATACCGTCACCCATAATTTGGTTCACTTTTGATGTAACCACCGCTTTATGTATTGCACAGTTGTCATATAGACCTATAAAATATTGAGGTAATAGGTTATTTAAACCATAGAACACCCAATCTAATCGGTTAATTACTTCAGCAAAGACAGGTAAAGACGCCTGTGAAAAATCAATCTTCTTTAAATCAAACTTTTTTAATTCACTCATAAATTATTCTTGTATGTATATATAATTTGAATTAGTTTCATTATTAGAGACATACTCTGTAAATGGATTTGATTCAGCAGTACCATCAAGTACCACCATACCAACAAAAACTAACTCATTATCGGGTTGACCATATATATTTAATTGGTATTGTCCCTCGTAATTTAAATCGTTAGAATTTAAATTTAATGTGATTGTACAATATCTAATATTTTGAAAAAATTGAGTTGGATTGTTTGTAGAAACAGAATATGTTTTTACTTCCTTACTCATAATATGTGTAAAAATCAAATCATAACTTGTGAATGTACTTCTTGAGTTATTGTTAATATTTAATACCAATGTGTTTTGTACCCCTTTATTCATGTATAACATAATATATATAATTCCTACCTATAAATATATAAAAAATCACTTTGAATAGGTATGTTAAAAAAAAAGGGTCCGAAGACCCTCTTTATGATATAGGAGATATATAGATTGTCCTTTTGGACTAACATTTAATTACCCTACGATACTTGCACCTGTAAATACTGAAGCTAAACTTCCTATAATTACGTTTGCTGGTTCTTTTTCTTGACCTGTGAAAATCATTTCAAAACCATTTCTATCACCGTAAGCAGTACCAGTAGCAGCAGAACCACCACTTAAATACATACCATTTACTTGACCTAAGTAATATTGTGTATCAAGTTGATCAATTGCAATGATTTGAAGTTTATCGTTTTGAGATAAAATCTTTAATTGGTTTCTTTTATCTTGATCGTATTTGAAGAACACAGCTGTTAAAACTTGTTCAAAATAAATAGTACCATTTTCAAAACTCTTAGTCGTATTTTGAGTAAGAGTAGATGTATTTCTTTTTAATTCAAAGCCATATAAAGTAGTTCCTGTAGTAGAAGTAGCACCTGTGATTGCACCTAAATCGGGTGCTATCGTGTCAAAAGTAAGTCCTGTAACAGACCCACCACCACCAACGATGTAGATTTTCTTAATACCACCAATACCATCTGAACAACCTAATTGGATCCCTGAAGAGATATAACATGACATATTGTTTATATTTTAATTTTTTTTTAATAAAGGGGACTTTCACCCCTTAATGTTTTTTAATATTTTATAAATTAAGGCTTACCGTTCCATGCCATGTATTTGGTTGTACCAAATGTAGCTACAGTTGCACCATAGTTGTAGTTAGCTCTCATACCAATACGGTCAAAGTCAATACTATACCAAGCTCTTAATGTTTCATCACTCAATAAGTCAACACCATAAACCATATATTCTGCTGGTGCAATTGTTACTTGAGTTGAACCATTTAAACCTAATGTAGGATAAATTTTAATGTTTGTATTTGGATGTACCGCTGACATATTACTTGTAATAGTCGTTGAGTTGATGTAGTTAGTGAAGAAGTTTGCTCTTGTTAATGCTTGTACATACAAACGGAAATAAGAGTAAGACATAAACACTACTAAATCTTCACGTACCAATGCGTTAGCATCTAATGCGTTGATTAAATTATCTACTTCTGTGATTGGGTTACCTGCTGAACCATAAGCTGCTGAACTTGAGAAAGTTGAACCACTTGAGTTAGCACAAGAACCAGAGAAAGTATTTCCTGTTGAAGTACTAATCAATGTAGCAAAACCGTTGAAACAGTCACCACTTACAGTTTTTGCGTTCCATAATTTATCTTCAACACGTTGTTCGATTTGCTTTCTTTTTAAATCTAAGATCATTTGTTCAAAAGGAACTTCCTCTTGAGTTTGACCCGCTTTCATCAACATAGATTGATATGTAGCGAATAAATCTTTATAACATAAAGTCTCATACAATGTCTCAGGACAAGTTGTGATGTTATGTTGTGTAAATTGTGTTACACCACTTGGAGATAAAGAACAGTTTCCTGCTTGAAACACTGGAGTTGAATCCAATAAGTTTAAAGCTTGTGTACCTTTGATACCAGTACGTACATTAACGACAGAAGCTGTAGTTCCACCGATAAGTGCTTTTGCTAATAACTCACCACCTACTTGGTCAGAATAACCACCAATGGTTGAAACGTCATACGCAAAGGCTTGTTTTTTTAAATTACTCATTTTGTAATATTTTTTTTTTAATTATTTATTTCTTAAAGAAGACAAAGCTCTAACACGAGCATCTAAATTATCTTCAATATTTATTTTTGAAAAACTATCAGTTTTACCGTCAGCAATTTTATTTGCTCCTGGTTCTTTTTTGAAAGCTTTAAATTCATTCTCTAATTTTGAATAAGATTGTTCCATTTTAGAAACTTTCTCACCCATTTTAGATATAAACTCTTTTAACATATCCATCATTTCTTTGGACATATTCATTGGAGCATCAATTGATGGAGCTTCAGCGGGTCCTACTTCTGGCATACCGTCAGCAGGTTCAGGACCTACTTCCATATACTTAACAATAACTCCGTCTTTAGTCTCAATTTTATCACCACCTTCAAGTTCGTGTGTACCATCTGGTGCTGGAACTTCAGCATCAGCAGTAACTACCACAACTTTTGCACCTTCAGCAATTGCATCACCTGCAATTTTAAGAACGGTACCATCAACTAATTTTGCATCAACAAAAATCTCTCTTACAGTTGTAATTTCACCAGATTTAACTTCAATATCAAAATTTTCTTTCAATTTGTAAGAACCGTCTTTCAATTTTACTTGTTCAAACGCTTCATTAATTTTGAAGATTTTAGAACCAACCTCTAACTTTTCAGTATTAAGGATAGTATCATCTTCTAATTTGAAAGATAATAATTCAATTTCATCACTCTTTAAGAAACCAAACTGTACCATAAGATTTTTAATTTCTTTAATAGCACTTTTTGAATTAGACATAATCGTTTTTTATTTTTTTTTTATTATTTCCTACTTATAAATATATATATAAGTGGTTTTTCTTATTATTCTTTAATTTTCTTCAATACTTCAGCTACCTTGTAAAGGAACATCTCCTCTCTTGAAAAAGATGCCACCTCCTCAAAGAACCCTGAAACACTAAATCCGTTTAATTTACCCTGTTTTACTTCTTCCCAAACCTTTGGATTATTTACTTTCATAGATACAAACCAAGTTCCAACAGGTAAAGATTCAAATCCATACTTATTTGACTTGTCTTGACTATCTTCTTTAATCCAAGATTCCAATACGTGAATGTCCTTGATCGCTTTACCATCATGCATTGTATCATTGTTGTCAGTATATTTGTTTCTCATATACTTTTCAGCAATCATCTTAATTGTATCAGAACTAAAATATACATAATAAGGGTTTCCCTCAGCATCTTTACGGAATATCTTTTGATCAGGAATCATTGCTGGTCCAAGTACAATATGTTTCTCATTATCTGTAGCAAAATGTTGTTTAGACATATTTTGTTTTGAATTATCATAACCACATTTATGACAAATATATGGATCATTACCACCATCTTTCATATTCCATTCCCATCCACAATTTTCACATTTGATTGTATCACTTGCAAACAAATATTCAAACTCATCTATAAATGACTTTTTCTTTTTCTTTGGTAATTGATCAACATATGGAGTAATACCACCAACATCATAACCAAAATCATTTAGTTTAGATCTAGACCAACTTAAAGCGGATAAACCACCCCAACTATCATACATCAATTTACCACATCCATCACCATATCCTTTTGAACTATCTAAATCTACTTTATGACGAGATAAATAATTATACATTCTCTTAACTGTCTCTAAACTAATTGATTCACCTTTAGCAAGTTGATTAGCACGTTGTTTCCCAACATCTGTTCCACAACTACCCCATCCATTTTCATCTACATATTTTAATACCGCTTTAGCATTATTCTTAACACTATCAGGATAATCAGAAACACTTTCCATATTCATTTTAATAGGAACACAATTAGGACTACCATCATCCTTTAAACCAATTGGTTCATATCCTTCCCAACAAGGATTAGGTTCAATATCTAATTTAAACTTAATTGCACTAACACTTGGAGCGTTTTTCTTAATTTCATTAATTACATCTATATTATTATCATAATGTTTTGTTATTCCAATTCTATTTAGAACATCAGATTTTGGTGCACCATTTGTAAATAATACTTTATCTTGAGGTAACCTTAATGACTTTGCTTCATCCAATATATCTCTACCTTCAGATTCATTTCTTGCTGTAACAATATAAACATCGTTACCAGCGTCAATTAACTCCTTATATAACTCCTTACCTTGTGGGGTTGATAGAACACCATCATAATCCAAAGAGACCTTAGGTTTCCCGTCAAAATCAGTTCTAAGACCTAAGTTCTTTATAGTTGAAGGTGATGGATTAGCAAGGGTTGGTCCTGTAACCGTATTTGGTTGAGTAAAGTCAGGTGTACCATAGACAGGAACACCATTAGGACCTGTAATTTTATCCTTATTTATTGACGCCTTATTGATTATATCACCAGTCTTCTTATAAAGGATTTTAAACCACTTATGACGACAATTGAACCCACCCCTCCATAATCTTGCAGAGTCTCCAAAATCGTTTGTAATTGCTTCAATATCTTCATTTCTCCATACCAAATTCTTAGAACATAAATCTCTACAAAATGTTCTTGTGGTTGGAATTATCTTATTTTGATTAATATTTGGGGATAAATCGTATTTATATCTAACTCTATAAAATGAATTATCTTCTTTTGAATCATCATTAGGGTCAGTAGATACAAAATCTTCCTCAATTATTCTATCAAACTCATATCCTTGTGATAATAGATCTTCTTCTAATTCCGCTTTGGATAATAATTTATCAAGATATTTTTGATCCTCTCCATCAGGAATATGAAACTCATGTTCTTTTTCCTTTTTAAATGCAACCCAATTTACCTCAATTGCTGGTTCATCCACCAATGAGATTGAATCAATCCCTGATACATCATCATCTTCTTGTATCTTTAATTCAAATATTTTTTCTTTCTTTATCATAATATAATATATATAATTTTATAATGTACTTAAATCCTTAAGTCTTGCTTGTTTCTGTGCTTCAGTTGTTAATTCACTTGAAACAACATAAGTCTTAATTATTTGTGGTGCAATTGGTGCAACACTTGTTGTTTTTGGATTATCGTTATTAGCTTGACCCATTGCACCTTTACTGAATGATGTTCCACCACCCATTTGATTCATTGCTGATAATAATGGAGCAAACATTGTTACTGATCCTCTTGTCATTACCGCTTCACCACCTTCCGCATTGATCATTACACCACCTCCTGCATGTCTTGGACCTTCAATCATACCACCATCACCATAGTTTTTACCATAGTTTGCTGCTGCCGGTGGTGATGATGGAGCTGATGATCCTCCAGTTAATGAACTTTGATATGTTTGACCCGCAATTAAATCAACTTGTTTATAACCAAATACTAATGCTGCAGCTGCAGCAATTGCACCCAATACAGGACCAACAATAGGTATTACAGCAAGTGATGAATAAGCGGATATTGCTGATTGTAATGTTGAAATTATTGCTTGACCCTTTTGTGCTTGTCTATTTTTGTAGAAATACTTTTCCTTTACCTTATCTTCTGCTTCTGCATTACCTTTAACTTGATTTAATTCGTTTTGTAATGCAAGACCATTGATAGTCTGTTGTTGTGAATAGAAATTACTTACCACTCCTAAACCTGCACTAACATATCCTAAATAAGCATCAAACTTTTCCTTTTGTAAATCCTTTGATAATTGAACATATTTCTTTTCAATTGCAAGTTTTTGTGATTCAGTTAAATCTAATTCAGATAATTCTCTTTCTTTAGCTAATTCTAATATTTTTTGACGATCATCCCAATAAGCAAGGAAACTATTCTTTTCTGCGTCTGTTGATATTTGAAGAAACTTAATATCATCATCAAGTTTCTTTAATTTCTTTTCATTATCCGCCTTCTTCTTATCATCATCTATCTTTTTAAGATCATTTACCAAAGCTTGGTTCATATTAATGACTGCTATTTGATAATCTTTTTCTTCTAATAACTTGTCTTTGAATAACTTATCTAAATCTCTTAAATCATCATCATATTTCTTTTGTCTCTCTAATTTTTGTTTAGTAGTATCATCTTTTATAGCTAATATTTCAATTTCAGATATTTTTGAGGTAATTGTTTGTTTAAACTTAACTTGTTCATCATCAATATCGTTTAATGCTTTTGTATATGTTGCTTTAGCAAGGATTAATTTACTTCCTTTAGTCTTCTCATCAAGTTCTGCTTGAGCAACCTCTTTATCAAAAGCATCTTTTGCTAACGCTTTTTTGGTTTCATAGTACTTATCTGTACCTTGTTTTAATGCAACTAATATTGAATTATCTGTATTTGTTTGAATATCAATTAGTCTTGTAGCATCTTCTGTTGTTGATGCAATAATTTTCTTTCGATTTTCTTCTTTAATTTTAGCAATTTCATTACCACTTAATTGTTCATGTGATTTTTTAATTTGTAATTGCTCATCAAAAAGTTTTTGTAATTCTTTAGCACTTGTTTTTTCTTTATCAATTTCTATTGCAATTTGTGCATCTAATTGTTTTAATCTTCTGTCTGCCGCATCCTTATCTAACGTTAAAGAAGCATTTGAATTAGCTACCTGTTGTTCTAATCTTAAATCACCCGATTGCTTACTATTATCCGCAATAGCACCATCAATCTCTTTTTGTCTTTCTTTTCTTTGTTCAGCGTTTATAGTAGAATTTAAAAGTAATTTTGTTTGTTCATGTTCAAGTGCAATTCTTGCATCTTTATTTGCTTGTATCCTATCATTTAATCCTTTCTTTTCAATATTAACTTGTTCAGTAACTGATGCATTTCTTAATTTAGCTTGATTTAATGCAATAGTTGTATTGGCTTTAATAACATCATCAGTTTCTTTTATACCATTTTGTAATGCTTTAAATGAACTAGTTAATCTTTCATTTTCTTTTTCTGCCGCCTTAACACCTGTAATAAATTCTGAAACTACATCATATAATTTAGTAAAAGCCCAAATAATTCCACCAATTACAAAACCTGCAAATGCAAGTTTCAATAAATTCATAGCAATTGTTAATGCACCAACACCTTCAGCAGCACCCTTACTAGTTTTATCTAATGTTTGATTAGCAATAGATTGTTGTTCAGTTGAAAGTGTAGTTTTTCTTTGTTGCATATATAATGCTTGTTCTTCAACAGTCATAGAAGCAATTGCTTGACCTGACTTTTGAGAAGCATTAATCATTGCTTGTTCAGCACTTACCAATTCACCATTTTGAATAACAAGTTTCTTTTTAATATCTACTTGTTTTTGATACACTTCATTTGTAGCACCAACTGCAGTAGGTGTCGTTCCACCACCTGTTGTCGTTCCACCTCCACCTGTAGTTGTTCCACCACCTTGTTGTTGAACTTGTGGTGTTTCTTTAATGGCCTTATTAATTCCTAATATATTATCAAATACATGGGCAATATCCTTACCCAATTCAGCAAACTGACTTTTAATATCAGATAATTTATATCCTGAAAATGTCTTTAATAAATCTACAGATGATTGAAGACCAGCAGAAAATTGACCAATAGGACCAGGTAATAACGATAATGTACCAAACAATTCTCTTGACTTGGCATTAACCCTTTCAGCATTATCTTTTGTTTCATTTAACTTTGCTGATAATAATTTAAATTCTGCACTATTTTCCTTACCCTTCATTGACAATTGAGCCAATTCGTTATTTAACGCTTTAACCTGTTGTTTAAAATTCAGAGTAGATTGTACCGCAACATCAATGGCGTTACCTTTAATGTCAAATATAATCTCAACTTTCTTTTGTGTTGTAGCCATATCCTATTAGTTTAAACTGTCCTTCAGAACACTCTGAAACGCCAGTTGTAATATGTTTTTATCTCCTTTTAATAAACCTATTGAACTAAAATCCATATTAAGGTCTGTTAAAGTGTTTATTTTGTTTATTAGTTGATCGTTAAATGTACTTTTTAGGTATATCTGAGTTAAATCAACTAATTCATTATCTTTGTAAATTTCTATCTTCATATCTATAAATATTGTTTTTTACGTAACGGTTATTGAAAGTGTCTGACATACAGGATAAATTGCTTTAAGTCCTATAAATCTTATTTCAAAGTAATATGTCCCTGATGAGAAGGTTGTTAAACCCATCATAGAGGGGGTTACGGTGACCGTATTTGACCCCGAATAGGTTGATGAACCTGTTGTACCACTGGTTACAATATCGACACATCTCCAAGGTTTATAATAAGTTTGACCTGCTGCTATCATATGAACCGATAATAGGTGTATTTGACCTGCTGCAGATATAAATACATCAGCACTATTCTTAGCCCAAGTATAATCGTGAGTAAAAGTTATTCCCGTTGTTCTTGCTGTACCTGATACAATAAAATTAGATACTGTTCCTGATACACTATTATCGTTTATGTTTTGTATAACCTCAACATCATATTCCGATATATTATAGTTTGGAAATACGAAATTTTGATTATTTACTTGTGAAATGTATTTGTTAGCCATATTTTATATTTTTTAATATCCGTATAATGCTTTATTAGAATTAAAGTTATTTGTTATTTCAGTATTACTTAATACTCTATTATAATATTCAAAATCACCAATACTACAATCAGTATATACACTACCATTATTTCTTGCTATAGTCCATCCAAAAGTAGAAGGTCTTAAAGAAGTAATAGTAAATGGTGTTGATGTATTTTCTAATGAACCATTAACATATATTACAAGAGTTGATGGAAATGACCAAATACCAGTAATATAATACCATGTATTTGTTACCATTGTAGTTGTTCCAGCTAATGATGCACTTGAATAAAAACCACCAACTAATCCAGCAATTTGAACTTCAAATTTATTTGATGCATTTTTATCTAATAATAAACTCCATCCACCTGATGCATCATTACCTTGCATAAAAAATATCTTTTGTGTAGCACTTGTTGTAGTTTTAACCCATCCACCAAATGTATATGAACCAGTAGTTGAACCTGATGAACTTCCACCAAAATCTACCCATTGATTTGTTCCATTAAATGTAAAATTACCTCCATTTGAAGTTGAAAATGTAGGACTATTTATTAATGTTCCATTATAAGTTGTACCTGTTGCAACACTTGTCCATGTTGTACCTGTTCCTACATAAGAATTACCATTAGTCCAAATTGTTAAACCACTTTGTATAATTGATGTAAATGGTATTAAAGTTGGAGTAGGAGTAGGAGTACTTGTTGGTGGTAATGGAGTAGGAGTATTTGTACTTGTAGGACTTGGAGTTGGTGTATTTGTTGGTGGTAATGGAGTTGGTGATGGGGTTGGTGTAGGTAAAGTACTTTCAAGTTTTAGTGATACTCTATATTCAAAATGATACGCACTTGGTATAGTTGTTGCTGTAAATGTATAAAAAGTTGTTGTATCTGATGATGATAAAATTAAAGTATCAAATATTCCATTATTAGCATATTGATCATCAGTTGTATAATCTCGTCTATATATTGATACTATTTTTCTATAATTAGTACCACCAGCTGCTCCAATAACAACAACATCATTTTGATTTAATTTATAATAACTAAATCCACTTTTATTTTTATTAATTGGTTGTCTTGTAATAGAATTTATTACAACAGATAATGATGAATTAAATGCTGTATTATCAAACGATATAATTAAAGTTCCGTCTGCGTCTGCGTTTGTTGATTGTTCTGATGGATATATTCTTGGAGCCATATTTTTTTATATTATTTATTATACGTATCCTTTATTAAATAAAGTATATAATGGTGAATTATAACAAAAACTTGTTGAGTTAAATGTTACACCATAATTACTTGAGTACCAATAAATACCGTTACCACTTACATATATTTGTCTACCTTGTGATGAAACATTTACTGATGGTAAAATACCAACATCATATGTTCCTAAAGTTGTTGTTATAAAATTAGCTCCATAATCTTGTGATATAATTACATCTTGATGATATGGTCCACTATCTACAATTGCTATTATAGAACCATCAGCACTACAATCAATATTATTTCTATAATTTGAACTTATAAAATAATTTCCTGCTAAAATATTATTAAATGTTACACCAAAATCACTTGATTTATATATACCAATATTAGATGAAATATAAATATATTGTCCTGTTTTACTTATTACAACATGATTATAACCTAAATAAGGGTCTACAACAGGTAAATTATTATATTGTGTCCAAGTTGTACCTGAATTTGATGATACCATACTATAATAATATGTTGTTCCAGAAGTACTTTTCATTACAATATATTGATATGAACCATCATAAGATAATGCACATAATAATGGTGTATCACTTCCACTCGTACCTGTAACTTTACCATTTAAACTATCTGTTGAATAATTTGATGGATTATTATAATTATTATTTTTTATAACTAAAGGATATTGTGGAGATACATATCCTTTTATACTTATTGAATATTTACCATTTCCTGACATACCAATTGCATTCCAACCTTTAGAGGTATATGTTGTATCTTCATTAAAATTTGCACCATAATTAGATGAATTATAAATACCTATAGAATTTGTAGTTCCTGCAAAAGGAAGTATCATTTGATATTGACCATCCCAACTCATTGCAATTTCTCTAAAATCTATGTCCCATCCAACGTGTGTCGTATATGATGCTAATGAACAAGTAACACCAGAATTTGATGAATAATGGATTCCAGTTCTTGCATAACTATCTACAGCCGTTACATATTTAAATGATTCAGGAACTAATGTAGGAGTTGGACTTGGAGTATTTGTAGGAGTTGGACTTGGAGTAGGAGTTATACTTGGAGTATTTGTAGGGGTCATAGTTGGAGTAGGGGTATTTGTAGCAGTAGGAGTAGGAGTTGGGGTTGGGATACATATATTATATCCATATGTTGTTGATGAACCGGTTATTATTCCATATGTTGTTCTTGCAGTATTAAATGTAGAACAACTACTCCAAAGATTAGTTCCTGTATATCCTGATGATACCCAAAATGGTCTAAACACTTCTAATAAACCTGATGGGTCATTATTATATTGTTTATTTCTCATAGTATCACAAGTCCAATCTATACAACTACCACTAATATATTCACTTTCAGTTATTTCATTCATTGTATAAGGAATATATTCATTTCTAAATGAACCTGTATTAAAATTTTCTATCGTTGAAGTAAATCCTGTTTTTGCTCCTGTTAAAGCTCCTACCTGATGATCATAATAAATAGACCATGCAAAATTTGTACTTCTTATATTAGGATTTGTAAAATCTGTTTTTAATTTAAAACAATAACCAAGTTGATCACAATATTGATATTTAAAATATCTATCAACATATTCTTGAGTATTGACATTATATTGTAATAATTGAACTTGAGTTAATTCTCTGTTGGTAAGATTAAAGTCCACAATCTTATTTACAATGAAATACTGTTCGTTTATTTTGATTAAATCCTTTGGTTGAAGGTTTTGTATATCAGAATAGTTAAGGTTAAAATACCCTGTTAAAAACCTTGTATTTGGATTGTATAAATTGGTAATTCTATTATTATAGAATTTATTATATACATCATTTTCCGTATATGTATTATATGTTTGTACCCCGATTGTATCTGTAGGTTGTTCTGAATTAAATAATATACAGAAACTATCATCATTAATTTTTTGATTATCATTTAATCCCATTGGCATTGTATGAGATATGGTTGGTACTACCCAATTTGAAAAATCATATGTATTACCAGTTGAAGAAGATAATTTAACTGTATAAGTATTATAAGCATTAGTGGTATTATATACTTCATTTACACTATCTATAAATGGATTTTGTCCACCCAACCAAAAGAATAACTTTGGTTTTGTTTTAACTCCTTTATATAACCATCTTACCTGATTATCATATGTACTTTGTTCACTTGATGCTGAATAATTTATACCTAAAGGAAGACCTATATTAGCATCCCATTTACGAATCAATTCAGGTGAAAATATTGTATCAATTGTTTTTTGTTGTGATTTAAAATCAGTTGGATTATAAACTATATTTTGACCGTATATTCTATTATTAACATTTTTGAATATTCTATTTCCCTCATCTCCATCTTCTAAATCTGTTAAGAATAATTCACTCTCAATATAATTCAATGCTGGTTCAACTGTAAATCCTTTATCCCAACTCATAAGTGGAGTCCAATCATATATATTTCCTGTTCCCATATAAAAGTCAAATGGTTCTATAATAATTTGATTTGGGTCATCAGGATCAGGTATGAATAATAAATCAAATTTCTTTGCAATTGAACTAAGTAAATCTATCTGTTTAATATTTTGATCTATTACTAAACTAAAATTAACAAAGTCACCATCCATAAACGCAACTGTATCTCCTATTTTTTTTGGTGTATATCTTAATGTACTAATATCAGCAACAGGAACACCTCCTGATTCAAATCCAAAATCAAATCCATATACTGCGTTGATAGTCAATCCACTTGTTCCTGCTGGTATTGTACCTCTTTCAGTATATGGAAACATATTGGCAAACGCATAACTAATATCTTCCAAAGAATAACAAGGGACACCTGTTCCTCTTTTACAAACAATAATATTTAATGGTGTTCCATAACTTGTTGATCCACTATATATTAATTCAACTCCACTATTCGGTAATATTTCTATATTGTTTATCTTATAACTAAATTTTGTTGCTTCTGAACTGAAATAACCATATAGATATAATGTCTTCATCCATGGAGTGTTCATAAAATCAGACTTGATTGTATATCCGTATTTCTTGAATATCAATTGAATAAGAGAATATATACTTAGTGCTGGTTTTAATTGATTATCTCTTAAACCATATGTTGGTGAATTGATATAATATTCTTTAACACCTGCTGCAGTTGCTCCACTTATACTTGTAAATCCACTAATTGGACTTGTTGATGTATATAATCTTGTTTGATCTACTGTTGCACCTGTAAAATTAGGTAATGTTGCACCACTATAATCTATATAATTGTATCCATTATGTAGAATTGGATAGAAAAATGGGTATGGTTTTTCTTGATTTAAGAAAAAATTTGAAAGATAAAACTTTGAATTTACTTGTGCAACATTAAACGTATGATTAAAAGTATAATCTGTATCATTAAAATTTAAATCTTTTAATAAGTTATTACCTATTTGACCAAATAAATCTCCTATTGTTGAATATAAAGTCACATCATATTCTACCTTACTATTTAATACACTAACTTTATTTAATCTCATATATCCCCTGAAATATGATTGACTATCTAATAAAACATCACAATTAACTCTAAGTGTTGCATTAAAATATAATGATTGAGCATCCACATTAAAGAATGATTCAAAGAATCTATTATTCTTTTTTGAACCAGGTAAAGTCAAACCAATTGAATAGTCTGAATTTCTTTTAGAAATATCCTGTAACTCCGCAAAAGATTTATTAATCTTTATAGGAATATTACCATATAAATCTAATATTTCATATGGGGATAAAATTCCTTGATCATTTTTTGAATTTGAATAAACTCTTAATTGTGTTTGTTGTTGACTCATATATTAAAATCCTTGATTAGCAAAGAATGTGTCTGCTGACTTAAATGTTATTCTATATTTGTTTAGTTTTTGGTGTTTCTTTGTAACTGTATCAACTTGTGTAGATAATACCTGTAATGGTCTTAAATCCCAATAGATTTTATCTTGTCTATCCATTGGTGATATAAAATTAGGTCTAACCTCATATACTTGTGGTGATGAAAATAAATCTTCTAACCAATTAGCAGTAGGAACTGATAAATAATCTGACTCTACAACAAGTTCCTGACTTACATCAGTACCAAATGTCTTTGTACTTCTACCCACATTTATATCAGGTCCAGCACTATCAGTTGAAAAGTATCTACTATCAAAAGATTGTGTGGTAATTTTCTGTGTATTTTGTCTATAAGATTTAAATGTGAAATAATCATACCCACCTTTAGAGTTTAAGAAACATATTCTTGTATTTTCAGGAAGACAATTATTATATAAATAAAAATAGAATGTCTCACTTACAGGACCAACTGGTCCTACTGATGCACGTGATGTACTATTTGTTGGAAATGAATAGAATAATTGTACTGAATAATAAGCAACATTATCAAAAGTCTGTCCTGTTAAAAATAGATTTTGTATATCTGCTGGTCCACAAGGTAAAGCAAAGGGTTGTAATGTATCTGTATAACCTGTTGGTGATGCGTATGTTGTTCCACTAAAGTTTAATTGTTGTGCCCAATATCCATTAGTAACTAATTGAGTATTTGTATCATCGTATAAAGTAAAAACTGCGTAGTCTGCTTCTATAACCATTCTATCTCCTGATTGTCCGTTTAAATACCATAATACATAATTTTCATTAGGTTGTATATACTGGATACGTGGTGCGTCCGTTAAAAACCTACTTGTTTCACTCATCTCAGGTACGGTGGGATAATCCATCATATATTGAGACATAGGTGACAATCGTCTATAAACATCCAATGTATTGATTGTTAAACCTGTTCCCATAACCGTTCCAATCTCTTGATCAAAGTTTGGTAATAAGTATTTATCACTACCCATTTGAAATTGACCACCTACATAATCAAAGTATTGTCCTGTGTTTGTAAATCCTGAAGCTGTAAATCCTGTTGAATTAATACAGTTTGGTATATTTGTATAATGATTATAATTATTTGTTGGTGTCCCACCTGTATATTCTGTAACTGTTACACCACTTGCATTGACATATCTATATCCATATTTATAATTTGCGGTAATAATATTAGGGTATGGGTTGTTTATATTAATTGTATTGTTTGTATCGGTCCAATTATTTAACCAATAATAAGTAAAATGTTCTGATTCAACATAGTTTGATAGATAATTATATGGTCTTAAATTGAAAAAATAACTATAAGTTCCACCTGTTAATGATGTACTATATGGAACTAAAGTCATTCTTCCTACTTTAATTCCATCACCGTATAAATCTACATCTAATTCCATATCACCTTCATAGGTAGTACCAGTTAAAACTATATTATAGTTTCCTCCTCGTTGATAAACCATGTCGGTTGATCTTCTTAATTGTGTGTTGTTGTTTAGACCGTTAGCGTATAAACTTTGGTATCCAAATGCCATATTATA